GCCGGACGTCGCGAATTCTGTCGCGCAACTAACGCCCGCGAAACAAGCTGCGTGGTTTGGACGCGTAGAAGCACACTTCCTCGGTATGTCTCAGACCGCCACCGGCCAGCGCGCGCCGGAAAGAGAGACACAGGCGCCGCCGCCGCCGCAATATCGCGCGCGGGGCAACAGTCAACCTCAAGAGCCGAGCCCGGACACTACGGATTTCGCCGCGTTTGAACGCATGGCGATGAATTCAATGAATGGCGGGCGACGCTAATAGGCGGTCGGAATGGCTAACTTAAATCAGTTTCTTAATGCGCAGCAATATGCCAACGTCATGTTGCTGCTTCTCAAAAATCAGCTCGTCTTCGGCAGGCTCGTCGACGGGCAATTCAAAGACCAGGTTACCGACGAAAACGGCTTGGTCATCAACGTTAAGCGCCCTCCGCGCTTCGTTGACACGAAAGACGGAACCGCGAACCTTGTGGTTCAAGATTTGATCGCCGGCACCGCGCCGGTTACGGTTAATCAATACTCTAAGGTTCATATAAAAGTAGGCGATATCGAGTACATTACGAGCTACAACGCTCTAATGCAAAACGAGACTATGAAGTCGGCGGCTTCGACTTTGGCGCACTCGATCGATAGGTTCATTGCCGGGCAGATCTTGCAGTTCCCGTCGTGGGTAGCCGGCGCGCCGCCTTCGTCTGGCGGCTCGTTCAACGCCGTCAACCCGCTCGGCATTTCCTCGCCTTCCGAGGCGATGGGCGCGCACACTCGCCTCATGGCACAGGGCGTTCCCAACAGCGACCTGCAGGGCGTCATGAGCTTCCAAGACGCTGAGATGGTCCGCGGCTCGCTGCTTTCGGCCTTCACGCCTTCGATCAACGTTCCGGCGCTCGAGCGGGTCAAAATCCCGCTGATTTCCGAAATCGATTGGTACGCGAGCCAACAGCTCCCGACGTTGACTACCGGAACGCGGACGCAGGGCAACGGCACGTCGACCGGCGCGACCGTGAGCGGCGCAAACCAGAACGTCAATTATCGTGACGTCGCTGGCACCGCTGGCACTGCCGGCATGACGCAGACCTTGAACATCACCGGCGGCGGCGCGGCGGCGACCGTCGAAGCAGGCGCGGTCTTTACGATCCAAGGCGTCTACGCCTGGGATTGGCGCGCGCAGCAAGCGTTGACCTATCTGCAGCAATTCACTGTTCTCGCGGCAGTGACGTTGAATGGCTCCGGCGCCGGCGCGTTGACGATCTCGCCCGCCATCATTGTTCAGGGGACGAACGACGAGGAAAGCACGTCCTACGCCAACAGCGCTTTTGGCACCGTCGCGCAGGCGCCGGCGAGCGGCGCTTACCTGCAGTTCACGGGCGCGGTGAGCTCGAGCTTCACCGTTCGCGCGGCGTTCCACAAGCGCGCTATCTCGCTCGTCTCGGCGCGGCTGCATATGCCCTTCACGGGCGTCGCGAGCTTCGCTGTCGACAAAGACACGGGCATCGCAGTGCGATACTGGCGCGGGTCGGATATCACGACCGGCTCGCACTATCACCGCTGGGATTGCATGTATGGCGCGGCGGTCATGGATCCCTATCTCGGAAGCCGCATTTGCGGTAGCTGAGTTTAGAGGCCTCTAAAACCAAGGGGCGCGGCAGACCGCGCCCCTTATTGCGAAGGGAGAGCACGCCATGCCGCAGAAGCCGTACACACACCAAGAGTTCCCGAAAATGGTCTTTCACCCTGAACACGGGGCGAATATCGTCGCCACCAAGCCCGAAAACGTTCCGCCAGGTTGGCTCGACTATCACCCGAAGGATCCAGCGCGCGCGCCGGCGCTGCAGTCCGCTGACGACAGTGAGCCGACCGACGAAGAAAAGGACAGCGGCGCGGTCGGCCCGGTCTCGCGCAACGAAATCATTGACGAGCTCAAACGCCGCGCCGTGACGTTCAACCCGCGCGCGTCGACGGCGGCCCTTTACGCTTTGCTGTCGTCTTAAAGGCTGAGACGTGGGAACGCCGCTAAGCTACATAATCAGCGACGCCTATCGCGAAATGAACGTGGTCGCGATCGGCGTCGCTCCCACGATAAACCAGCAAAACGAAGCGCTTGTCGTGTTCAACCGACTTGTGCGCAGCATGTTCGGGTTCGAGCTCGGCGAGACGCTGCAGGACTGGATGGCGCCCGTTCCGCAGCGTACCGCGCCTGTGGGAGCTAACTTCCCGCAATTGCCGTATCCGCTTGGCACAGACAGCAACATCCTGCCGGCGCCGACCGCCATCAACGCGAATTCAAACATCTATCTATATCCGCCCAAGAATTCCCGCATTGTTTGGGGCGGCACAACGATGACGGTCTATTTTCCAGAGCAACCTGACAACGGCACGCGCATGGGTTACGCGCAAGGATCCGGAGCGGGCGATAGCGGCGTTGACGGGTCAATAATCACACTCGACGCCAACGGGCGTTACTTCAACACGCCAGGCGAAGCAAACCCGACGACGAATAAGCAGTTCGTTTTCAACGCGGAAAGCCCGATAAACTTCGAGTATGAGTGGATGTACATAGCCGAGCAAGGAATGTGGCAGTCTTTGCGCGACTTCATAATAACGGATGACCTACCGTTTCCTGACACTTTCGATGATCTTTGGGTTACAGGACTAGCGATAAGGCTTTCGGGCCGCTACAACAAGCAAGTAAGCGACAGCACACTTTCCACCTACAAGATGCTTCTGCCGAAGTTGAAGGCGAACTACAGACAGATTGTGCCGACCGTTTATGGCTCTTGGGAAATACCTGGTAGCTATCAATCTTATGTTCAAGGTCGTTGGTTTAATCCTTAAGGAGACACGTCGTGCAGCTCAAGATGGGCATTGGAGCTTACGCGCGAAACTACGCCGGTTCGCCCGAAGTGCGCGTGCTCAATCGATTTGCGGAAATATCGCCGACGAATTTGAAAGAGGGCGTAAGTCTTCTCGCTAGGCCGGGAACGAACATGCTTGTTACCGCCGCCGCAGACACGCAGACCGGTACAATACGCAAGCTATACAGCAAAGCCGGCCTTATGAATGGCGACTTGTTCATAGTGTCGGGAAGCAATCTTTGGCGTTACACGTCGATTGGTCACGTACTTATTCACATTTCCGGCGTAATAGGTCTGGCGTCGTCGCCTAAATTTACATGGGATAGCGGCGAAGGCTATGAGTATTTGTTCGTTTCAGACGGCGAACTACTACAATACTACCCTGGCGGAACGCACGCCAGCGGAACGCTTTCGGGAACCTATAACGCCGCGCAGCTAATCATTATAGACGGCGTTTACTACGGCTTCAACGCCTCGGTCGACTATAACAGCCCCAACGGCAGCGCGGCGCATCCTTGGCTGTGTAACCCGGGGAGCGATCCGCTGACGGCGCTCGCCAACATGATCGATTTCGTCGGCACGCCAGGGACGGATTTCTCGAGCGCGCTTGGCAGCGCCAACACAGTCGCGAGCGCGCTGGCGTACGGCGGGCCGCCGGCGACGAGCATTACGTTCTCGGCCTATTCGGACCAGACGTTCGGCAACACAATCACGACCGCAGTTAGCGGATCCGGGCTCGCGTTCGGCGCTTCGACCTTGACCGGCGGCGGAGTGCACGCGCTGCATGGCGTCTACATTCCGACAGGTGAGCCAGCGAACGCGCTTTGCACACTTGACCACTTCATCATGGTCAGCGTCGGCAACACGAATAAGATGTATTTCATTGAGCCGGGCGCGACGACGATCGATGCGCTGAATTTCTTCTCGAAAGAGAGTAACCCAGATCCGATCGTTGACCTTCTGACCTACGGCGACACATTCATTGCGGCCGGAGCCGGGTCTATTGAGACGTGGTATGCGACGGGCGACCTTACCGCGCCATTCGCGCCGATCGAAGGGCAGACGATCACGCGCGGCGTTGTCGCCGGTACGCTAACCCTGGTTCAAGATACGCCCGTATTTGTCGGCGCGGACGGCATAGTCTATGCGTATGGGCAGCAATCGACGCGTATAAGCAATCACGGCATTGAGGAACGGCTTAGAACGTTGTTCCGATCACAAGCGGGCCTTACATGACAAATCGACTAGTCGAAGGGTTCGCGACTTACGGGCAGGGCCCTGTGACCGCAGGTAACGCCAACGGGCTCGCAATGCTCGCGGGCCGTTGGGCTCAGCTGCAGTCGAATAATCTCGGCATAGGCGTGCTTCCTTGGGCGCCGAGCGACCCAGATCTCTACTTCTACGGCTCGCAGGTAACGAACAACAACATGGGTCCGCGCATCGTTCTGCCGGTTTCGATGGCGACGTGTATCTGCTCGCTCTACTACGCCGTGTCGCACCTGCCGAGCTCGCTGCATGCCTGCATTGCCGCCTTTTGCGACAGCACGAATACGATACAATGTGTCGTAATGGCCGAAACGACCGGCGCGATTTCGGTCTACAACAACACGGGAACCCTGCTTTCGCAGAGCGGCGGCCCGGTCCTGCCGGCGGAGAGCGCCGCGCATGTAGAAATTCTCGTCACGCCGTCGACCGGCGCCGTCACCGTGCAAGTCAACGGCACGACGGTTGTCAACGCGTCCGGCTTGGCCTTCACCGGATCCGGCAACGTCGCGCAGCTCCGTTTTATGGACGGTCTCATAGTCGGCTTCGGCGATAGCTCGACTGTCGTCTACGTCGGCAACCTCATAGTGCGCGACGCGCTCGGCAGTGTGAACAACGGAATAACCGGCGACCGGCGCGTCGCGACTATGTTTGTCGACGCTAATGATCCGGCGAACCAAGGATGGACGCCGCGCCCGCTACAGCGCTTCGGCACGGGAATTCTTGACCTGACGAACAACGCCAACTCGAGCGGTCAAACCAGCGTCTACACGGGCGCCGATCAGAAGATGTATCCGGGCGCTGGCGCGTACACGATTGAAGGGCAGTTTCGTTTCCAGGCGCTTCCGACCGGCGCGGCCAAGAGCGTACTTTTCCAGTGCTGGGATGAAACGGCAAATACGCGCAGCTATCAGCTCTACGTCGGCGGCCCGTCGCTCGAGAGCGGCAACACCGTCTTTCGCATTTCGACGGACGGCACGGCGACGACCATAAACGAGCTCATTTCCTGGCCGTTTCAATGGCAAGTCGGTGAGTGGTATCACGTCGCCGTCACGCGCGACGTGAGTAACAACACGCGGCTCTTTATCAACGGCGTTCAGCAATCTATAACGGTCAGTGACGCCAACACCTATTTTTCGCCGGCGTCCGCGGGCCCTTACGGTCAGCTCGGCGGGGCCTATTCCAGCTCCGGCGGCGCGGTCGCCAACTCAGGCCTAGACGGCTGGATTGACGAGTTCCGCCTGACTATCGGCATATGCCGCTACAACGCGACCTTTTCGCCTCCCGTCGCTGCATTCCCGCGCGGAGGCTACGACACGTTTTGGGCCTATGTCGTATGGTTGTCAGGCTTCGACACGGGTTCGATCCTTGACGAGAGCAGCTACGCGCGCGCGCTCAACGTGTCCGCAGGCGCGGTCGCTGTTACGCCTAACGACGGATCCGCGGCTTACCAAGTTATCAACAAGAATTCGCCGCCTCTCGACAACACGTTTATTGAGGCCGCGCTCATTGCCGCGACCGGAACGCTGACCTATACGGCGCTCCCGACCGTGGGAAAGATCGTCACGCTCGGCGCCACGGCGTACACTTGGGTATCGGCGCTGACGGCTGCGAACCAAGTGCTTGTTGGCGCGACCATTGTCGGCAGCATGAACAACCTCGCCGCCGCGGTCAACGCCGGTCCGGGCTCCGGAACGGTCTACGGCAGCGGCACGCCCGCTAACACTAGCGCAGACGCCAGCGTGGAAATCAGCGGGCAGATCTTGGCGGCAGCGCTTACGCCCGGCGCCGGCGGCAATACGGTCGCCACGACGACGAACGATCCGAACGCGTCTTGGACCGGCGCGACGTTGTCGGGCGGTCTCAGCATCCCCGGTTATTCACAGTTTTATTATTCGCGCCTGCTGTCCAATGTCACGACGGTCGATAGCGTGACAATCCTGTCGCGGTCGTGGAAGACTGACGCCGGAGCGTGCGCCGTACAGGCTTCCTTTGTCGGCGCGGGCGGCGGCGTTGAGACGGGCGCGAACAACTCAATTACGACGTCGCCGACCTTCTATTCCGACACGTTCGAGACTGATCCCGATACGTCCGGAGCGATCACGCCGACGACCGTACTCTTAGGCTGCATTCGCATCAACAGAACGACGTAAGGGGCGCAAGATGGCCGACAGCTATGTTCAGATAGCTCCCGACAGTACGGGAAAGCTTATAGACAACCAAAGCCTAACGAACGGCTCTTCTCAGACTGTCTACCGCCAAACGGTGACGGTCGGCGATCCGGCGCTATATGGCTCCGTTCAGGCCGTGCGCGCGGGAGGCTCGGCGGTTGTGCCCGCGTCGGACGGCGCGGCGGTCGTCGCGGTTCGCGACGCGCTCCCCACGGGCGCGAACGTGATCGGCGCGGTCACGCAGTCCGGCGCGTGGTCAATGTCGATTTCCGGCACGGTCGCGGCGACGATCAGCGGCAGTGTGGCGGTAACAGGCACTTTCTGGCAGACGACGCAGCCCGTGTCAGCGGCGAGCCTACCGCTTCCGACTGGCGCGGCGGCGGACAGCCATTTAACCAACGTGCAGAGCGCGCCGGGCGCCGCGCAGACCGTCGCTGTGACCATTCAGGGCAACGCGTCGGGTATCGCAATCCCTGTATCGGCGGCGAGCCTACCCCTTCCGACTGGCGCGGCGACGTCTGCGCTGCAGCCGACCAACGCCACGCAGGGCTCAACCACGTCGGGGCAGACGGGAACGCTCTCGCAAGGCGCGGTGACTACGTCGGCGCCAACCTACACGACCGCGCAGACGAGCCCGCTATCGTTGACGATAAACGGCGCTCTACGAACGGACCAGTCTACGTTAGCGGGTTCGGCGCTCGGCGCGCCGAGCGCCTATGGCACGTCGCCGGGCGCTGTGACTGTTCAGGGCGTGAATTCCTTCGTCACCAACACGGTTGCAGTGTCTGCGGCGAGCCTGCCGCTCCCGGCCGGCGCGTCTACATCCGCGCTGCAGCCAACCAACGCCGCGCAGGGCTCAACCACGTCGGGGCAGACTGGCCGCATGCTTATGGGCGCGGTGACTACGTCGGCGCCGAGCTACACGACCGCGCAGACCAATCCGCTATCATTGACGACGGCAGGCGCGTTGCGCGTCGACGCCAGCGCCACGACGCAGCCCGTGAGCGGTTCGGTCACGCAGACCAACACGCCCGTGGGCTCGGCTGCGTTCGCCGTCGGGCAGGTGGCAATGACAGCGACTGCGGCGGCGATTGTCGCTGCGCGCACTGGCGTCGCCGGCACGGGGCGCATCGTCGCGACGATCTACAACAAAGGATCGAACACAATTGAGGTCGGCGGTAGCGGCGTCACGTACGGCGCGGGCCTGCCAATTCTCCCCGGCGGTTCGCTAGACGTGGCAACGCAGGCGGCTGTTTACGGCATCTGTAACACGTCGCTTACGTCGACCGCCGCTTATTTGGAAAGCTACTAATGGCGCATCTTAACAACGGCCCTTCGGCGCGGACGAACGCGGTATTTTTCACAAGCTCCGGCACGTATACACCGACGCCCGGGATGACCAAAATTGACGTCGTGGCCGTTGGTGGTGGCGGTGGCGGCGGTGGCGGAGCGCTGCAGGTGGCTTCGACTGCGGTTAGCGGTGGCGGTGGCGGTGGCGGCGGAGCGCTTCTCAGTGCTTCCTTCACAGCGTCGCAGGTCGGCGCGTCGCTGGCGGTTACGATAGGTGCGGGCGGCGCTGTCGGCGTTGCAGCCACTACCAACACCACGGCCGGCGGAAATGGCACGGTGGGCGGAAACACGCTACTTGGCTCGCTTATTCAGGCTCACGGCGGCGGCGGCGGGAGCGGGGGCCAGTTGGCCGCTGCTTCCGCCGGGGGCGGCGGCGGCAGCTATGTAGCCGGCTCTACGGCGTCCGGTTCTACGGCTGGCAATAGCGCGGTGCCGGCTGGGTCTGGCGGCTCTGGCGCTGTAGGCTCTCCGCCCACGGCCTCTAGCGGCGGGGGCGGCGGAGGCGGTTCCCCAGCGACCGGGGGCGCCGGATTTGCGGGCGCAGTTGCGATAGGCGCTGGCGCCGGCGGCGGCTCAGGCGGTGGAATTACGGCAGCGAACGCAGCGTCAAGTGGCGGCTCAGGGGGGCAGAGCGGTCCTACGGGGTTCCCTGCCGCAGGTGCAGCCGGGGGCGCTGCAAACACAAGCGGTAGCTCGCCTTCTGCGACGTCTCAAACGTTGACCAATCTAGGCGGCGGTGGCGGCGGTGGCGGCGGTGGCGGCGTCTCCGGCGCCGCAGGTAATGGCGCTGCGGGCGGTGCGTATGGCGGCGGCGGTGGTGGTGGTGGTTCCATGACCAATGGCGGCACGGCAGGCACAGGCGGCTTGGGCGGCGCGGGCTATGTTGTTGTGGTAGAGTTCTTCTGAGGGCACGACCATGCAGCCTTATGCAATTATCGTAAACAACGTCGTCGTCAACGTTTGCGTTTGGGATGGAGTTACACCGTTCTCTCCTGGCGGTGTGCTTATGGCGCTGTCGACGCTGCCGCCTGGTATTGACATAGGCTGGACGCTCGTCAACAACGTGTGGACGCCGCCGGGGCAGTAAAATGCTTCTCGACCTATATTCGCAGTGGAAGGGAGCGCCTGCAGTCCCTTCGGCGCTCAGCGCCCGCGAAAGCGTCGCCGCCGTGTTGGCGGTCGTCGGCTCGGGAACATCCGGAGCGGCACGGGAAAGCGTCGCCGCTCTGTTTACAGTCTACGCTCCGCCCGAGACCTATGAGGCGCGCGTCAGCGCCGCGGCGATGCTGGCGCCCTATGCAGCAAATCCCGGCAACGTCCCGCGCGCTTCGCAAGCCTCCATAGAAGCTGTCTACAGCACCGCGTTACCTGCCCAAGAGCAGACATTGGCGTGGACCTTCACAATGGACGGTCATGCCTTCTACGTCTTGGATCTAGGCACGGAGGGTACTTTTCTCTACGACGGCGTCACGCAACAATGGTGTGAGTTTCAGTCGCAGAACAGCGTCGGTTGGAACCTGCGCAACGGCTGCACGTGGTATGATTTCACGACGCGCATCGTCGGCGGCGACAGCACGGGCCCTTATGTGTGGGAGCTCGACGAAACGGCGGTCTACGACGACGGTTTCCGCGATATCATCCACGCCGCGACGGCCGGCATTATGCTGCGCGATCGCGTTTACGTCAGCCTGGCGGAGCTGCGCATTGCCGCATCGTCAGGTCTCGTCGACGACACGACGGGCATCGCGTCCATCGGCTTGACCTACAGCGATGACGGCGGCCAGACCTATCAAGGCCCCTTCGAGCTGTTCCTCGACGTCGGGAGCACGGCGGACGGCCAGCAAGATATCCGCTTCTCGAGCCTCGGCGCGTTCATGGCGCCGGGTCGCGTGATCCAAATATCCGACTACGGCGGTCTGCTCCGGCTTGACGGCGTCGACGCTATGCTTGACGACTACGACGGCGGCGCTGCAGAAGGTCCGGAAGACGAGAACGGAGGCCAGTAGTGGCTCAGCCGGACGCCCTAACGCGCAACTCGTCGATCGTCGACAAGAGCGGTCGGCCGACGCTTGAGTTCCTGGTTAAGTGGGGACAGCTCGTCAGGATCGCGCAAAGCATTACGCCGCTCAAGACGGCGGCCGACGTCAGCGCCGCGCTGGATTTGATCGCCGCTGTTGACGGCGACTTGCTCGTCAGGGGCGCGTCAGACTGGGAAGGCTTCGCCGCCGGCGCCAGCGGCGATATTCTGGCGTCGACGGGCGCGGTTCCGGTTTGGAGCACGCTGACCGCACTGCTTGACGTCCTATGCGGGAGCACGGAGGGCAATCTGGCCGTGCGCGGGCCTACGGCGTGGGAACCACTGGCGATCGGCGGCGCGGCTAGCCTGCTCGGCTCTAACGGCACGTTGCCGAGCTGGGAAACGCTGACGACGCTCATTGACGCTGCGATCAGTGGCACGCGGGGCAGCGTCCTTTACCGCGGCGCGGCGACCTGGTCTGCGCTCGCGCCAGGATCCGCAGGCAACGTCTTGACGACCAACGGCGCGGGCGCGGATCCGACGTGGTCGCCTGGCGGAGGCGGAGGCTCGAGCAACTCGCCGCCTACCCCTACGCAATTCAGCACGACGGTCACGGCGGCGGGAACGACGGTCGCGTCGGTCTACACCGCTGCGCTCGCCTATACTTTTTACCGAACCGACGCTGGGAGCAACAACAACGATCGCGCCTCGTTTGCTGGCGCCGCCGTTCCGGTCTCTACGCCGTGGACGGTGCGTATGCAGGTCCGCGCGAACGTGCTTGAAGGGCAGAACAACCGCGCAGGCGTTGGGATTTATGACACAGGTTCGGGCAAGTCCATTCTGTTTGGCATGAGCGCCAGCAGCAGCGGCCCGTATTTGGTCGGCATTTATTTTTCTAGCCTGACCAATTTGAGCTCCGCACCGCTTTCGCAGTCGCTAAATAATCAACCCGTTCCCGAATGGTTCAAAATAACGTTTGACGGCACAACCTACACGTTTTATTTCTCGTACGACAACAATTTTTGGTATCAGGCTTTCACCGCTACAGCCGCCAGCTACTTCACCGCAACGCATATCGGCGTAGAGATTGAGAGTTATAATTCGCCGTGGCTTGCGATGGGCGCAAGCTGCTTAAATTACCTCGTGCCGTGAGGACGCGATGACGGAA